GCATAGCAACTCGAGGTTATCCTCCGATAGTGTGATAGCGGGATTGTTTATATTCTGCGGCGTTAAATATATTTTGTGGTGGACTATTGCGCCCGCCTTGCCGCAGCGAACGCATAAGCCCATATCGCGCTTGTATATATATTCCCTGGTATCGCGCCAGGCTTTGCTTAAATAAAATGCCTTTGCGAAATCTTGCATATAACAGCGTCCCGCCCTCTCCGCCGTATAGTGAGTTATATTTGCTCCCGATACAACGACAAAGCGAGCAGCTATAAGCCGCCCGCCTTACCGTCTATTTCTACGGTATCAGTTTAGCACGGCTTAAAGCAAGTTTCTATACGGCTTTATTTCGATTGCCTAAATTGAGCCCAGTGCAGAGCCGCCGAAGTATAGCAAAGCAAACTCCGCTACTGCGCGGTTACGGAGGTCATAAACGGTGCTTAATGACTGTATGTATAGCTCCTCCATAACTGCCTCTTTCGGCTTTTTTTCGAGGTACCACAAAACGACGAGCTTTTTATACTCGTCTTTCAGTTGGTCGATAATGCCCTTAATTTCTGCGAGCTTGCGCTGCGTTTCTGCAATATTGCGCGAGCACTCGGTAAGCTCCAAAAGCTCGTTAAGAGTGTCGCTTACGTAATGCGAGTCCGTAAACGGCTTGCTGTAATCAATCGCGCCAGGCTCCCGAGGAGCTCCGCTTTCTATGAGTCTATCGCGCCTATGCTGTAAATTCTCCAACGCCCGCTCGAGAGTAGGGACAGAGTAGAGCACTTGCTCCGCTGCCTTAAAATAATTCATAACAAAACCTCCCTTGTGATTTGATTTTGAGAGTTAAACGCCTCTCTTGTATGGTCTGAATAAAGCTCGATTTTTCCGCCATTGTTTAGCGGGAATTTGCGGAGGCTGCGAAAAGCCTATTTTTCGGCAAGGAGTGTATTTTTCCCTCTCGGGAATTTCGATAAATTCCATAAGTTCCTTAAAATCTCTTGCTATGTTGTCTACAAACTCTTTTATCGTTTCACCGAGGCGCTGAAACGCGGCGGACACTTCCTCGAGGGCTGCCTCCTGTTCGGGTGTAAAAAATTGCAAGCTCATACGGCACCTCCTAAAAAGTTACGCATATATTCAGCACCGCCGCAGCGAGCCAGTATTCGCCCTTTTTGTAGTCCTTGCCGATAAAGCACATAACAGCCGCTCCCACGTCAAGCGCTATAAGGACGGCGGGAAAGATATACATTGACATTTTCATTTTCTTTTTCTCCTCTCGTTTTTGCGTCATAGTTTCCCTCGCTTTCTGCTCCGTTTCGGAGCGGGCTTTTTATACATACGGACGGTTATATAATAGCCGCCGTTGATTTCGTTGTAATACGGCTTGCAGTCTGCCAGGGCGTAGCCCTCATAAAGACGCTCAAGCTCTGCGCGGTTGTCGTTGCCGCTGTTTCCAAACTCGCGGATTTTGTACTGCGGTATTCTTCCGTCGCGTTCGGACGTTTTCGGCTGCTCGAGGTTGCGGCTCGCGCTCCAACGCTTGCCGAGTATCGGGCTTTTTACGAGATATACCGCAATGCCCGTTATACCGAACTCGTCAAACTGTAACGGCTTTGCCGTCGTATAGCCTTTGCCCCATATTTCCGCAAGGGTGTTTATATCAACGCCGCCGCTCATAACGATATGGTGGTGCAGCCGCCCGTTTTCTTTTCCCACCTCGGTAACGGCAACGTATTTAAGCTCGGGCAAATTATGCTTTGCGCGGTAACGCTTAACGCGACGGAGGAAATTTTGCATTTGCCGTTGTGCGTTCTCGGGCGTTTCGGGGTAATTCTCGTCGCTATATGTTAAATCAAAGCGTATATCGTGCTTTGTAAAATTCGTGTTCAGTAGGCGCGTGAGCTTTCTTTCGGCGTTACGTTGGTTTAGCCGCTGCTGTGTTTCTGTTGTCGGTTTTCTTTTCTTGCTGCGCCCGCGCTGATATTCAAAAACGGGGAAAATATCGACTTCCAAAAACTCGCCGCATTTATGTATTTTTTCTCTGTATAGACAGCGCATAGTTTTACCTCCGTTGTTTCCTTTTGGGGCTCTGCCCCAAGCCCCGAGGTTTAACGCTTTAGTTTTCCATAAGGGAATTTGTCGAGCGAGCATTTGCCGCTGACGACCTTTGAATTATCAAAAATTGCGCTAACCTCAAAAGGTAATTTGCATTTCAAAGCCAATAAAGGGGGAGAGAGGAGCAAGAGAGCGGCGGGACGGAGCCCGCCTTAAAGAGAGAGGCACCTCCTCTCTCCCCCTACTCTCCGCATTATTGAAAGCGTGGAAAACTCTACGAGTTTACGCACTCTTTCAACAACGCTGCGAGCACCCCCTCGCTCCTCCGCCTCTCTCCACACACACAAAGAAAATAATTATTTTTTTGAGGTAGGACGGGTTATATCTCCTCTGGGTGCCGTGTGCTCTGTTTGGTCGTTAAGTTATTATCCATTACGAGCCCGAAATAGAGCCGCTCGCTCCGTGCTTAACTATTGACTTTTCGCTGCCGTTGTGCTATACTTATAATCGGTAGCACAAAGGCGCTACGGGGCTTATCAAGTTTGCGGCTTGATAAGCCCTTTTTATTTACTTCAAATATTGCCAACTCTGCGGAGCGCGTGTTAAGCCGAAGTCCGAGAGCGGGCGAGGTTTCGGAAAGCGTATAGGGTTGCTCACTACATAGACGGAAATGTCTTTGCCGCCTGCGTACTCTGTAAGTTGCTTTTCGGTTAAACACGCCGTGTATGCTATTCGATTTCTTGTTGCCGCCTCCTCGGGCGTGTTGCTTTTGTAGAGAGCTGCGCCGAAAGCGTTTGTTTTTATAATCGCCTTGCATATATAAAAGCCGATAACCGCTCCCGCGCCAGGGTGTAGCGTATTGTCTGCGCCTCTGTATGGGCGCTCGGTTTCGTATAGATATATAATGTATGGGAAACTTCCGCTTTTCGGGGCGGTCTTTCTTATTTCATAGCGTTTTACGCCATTAAGGATATTTTCGCCGTGCTCGTGGTGGATTGACTGAATTATTTTATTGTTCATTGCTGCCGTTCCTCTCTGCGGCGAATTTGTCCGCCTGGGCGAGCACCCGCTGCGAGGCGGTCGTTTCGTATACGCCTTTGTCCCAAAGCACCGAGGCTCCATATTCGCCCATTTTGTACGCCATAACAACCTTTGAGCTGTCGTTGTACTTTTCAAAAAGCCCGCGGAGGATATACAAACCCGCTCGGATATTCTCGTAAGGGTTGAGCATATCGGTAACGCCGAGTTCCTCTTTGAGCCAATCGTTATTACAGTCCCTTATTTGCATTAAGCCGAAATCGTGCCCGTCCTGGCTTACCGCAGCGGCATTAAACGAGGACTCGGAGAACATAAGCGACATAGTAAAGTCAAAGTCGATATAATAGGCGCGGCACATATAATATGTAAACTCTTGCAGTTCCTCCGAAAGCTCGCAATCGAGAGGGGCAAAACCCGCCGCGTCTTGTATGAGCATAAGCTCGCCGTTTTCTGTTACGCTTTTGCCGTCACGTGTGCCGTAGGGCGGTTGCTCTTTTGCGTCATTCCCGCCGAGAGCTTGTACCCCTCCGACAATGAGCCCTCCTGCAATTCCTCCCACGAGGAATACACATATAATAAAGGTAATAAATTGCCGCTTACATTTTCCGCGAGCGGCTCTTTTGCTGTCGCTCGGAGCCGAGCTTGTCCTGTGCTGTCTGTTTCCGTTTGCCGAAGTCATAGCAAAGCCTCCTATTTCTTTTTATTTATAAATGTGAGCAAAACCAGGGTAGCGCAGATAATCGCCGTTATAATAATTGCGTTCATACTTCCATATCCTCCATTTTTACTTGAGTGTTGGTATCTGTTATCGAGTCGTCTTTCTGCTTGTTAAAAAGAGCTATTCTCGATAACTTCAATATTTCGTCGAGGTTGTTTATAAAAGTTTCATTAACGAGGTCGTAGGGGGAAATAATGCCGAGTAACATAAACCCGCTCTTTACCGCGATATACGGTTTCCCTTGTGCGGTCGTTCTCTCGTAAAGTTCATACCCCGCGTCAATATCGGAAAACGGCTTTAAGTACCGAGTGTTTATAAAGGCTATACCTTGTGAGGTTTTTAACGGCTCAAGCGTTCTACCTTGTGCATAAAATGCTATTGCTCCTCGTTCGAGTAACTGCTCGCCGTCGTCGCCGTCCTCAAAATTTATATGTGGCGGGAGCGGGCGCTCCTCAAAATAAAACTTGTCCCGCTTTTCCTCTGTAATATCAAACATAGTAAATATATTGTCTTTTGTGAGTTTCGGGAGATTGTATACGGGATAAAATGCCGCGCCGTTCCCGAGCCATTGACAAGCGGACGTTTCGGAAACAATTATTGTTTTTTCGGCTTTTAATATTGCCTCGATTTGCTTTAGTTTCACTTTGTTACCTCGCTTTCTACGATTTTTGCCCGCTCGGGGCTTATGATTGAAATACTGTGCCCGCAATAGTCCGTAACCTCGGCGGAAATGTCAAGTTTCCCGTTGCGGTATCGGTAAATGATAGCCGAAACGCACTTATATACAATTCCGCCGCTTTCTACGGGGCACCCGCTGACGAGCGCGGCTTTTAATTCCTCGTTTGTCATAGCTGCCCTCTTTCTCGCCTCTATCGAGGCGGATTATTCAAAGATTTTAGGATTGAACAGACAAGCGGGGGCTACGCCGCCACCGCCGTACGCACCGCTGCCGTTCACTCCGCCCGAGGAGTGGACAACGCGCGCGGTGTGCGCGTAGGACGGGTTGCAAGTCCAGGGCGTAAGCGTCCACCACCAATTATTAAAGCGCGGCACGGACTCTCTGTATTTGCGGTAAAGGTCGCACGAGAGGAGGAAAACGTAATCCTCGGCGGTGCCGTAGTCTTTCATACCGTCGTCGGAGGTCAAGTCCGATACAAACGGGAGGAGGTCGCCGCGGTTGAATTGTTCGAGGTATTCTCCGTTAAGGTATTTACGGAGCGAGGAGGTGCGCCAGTCGTTTTTATTGCTTTCGTCGAGCGGCATTTCGTCCTTGAGCAATTCCGAAACAATAGCAAGTATGCCGCCCTGCTCCTCTCCGAGAGCGGTAAACTTAACGCCGTTATACTCGAATTGCTCGCCAGGTTTCGGAAATTTGATTTTATCTTTTTCCGCACCCGCTACGGAGTCGTCCTCGGTGTAGTCCTCCTCGATTTCCTCGGGCGTGAAAATCCCGCCGAAAGCAAGAGCTAAAATTGCATTTGCTCTCTTTTGGTTGTCCTCTGCGTTTGTGTTGGTGGCTATATCGTCGCAAAGTGACTCAATAGCGCGTAAAATATTGTCGTTCATAACTTTTACTCCTTATCGTTATTAAAATCGGGGTTGCAATAGCCGAAATATTTACACCGTAAGCAACAACGCTTACAGCTTTTGCCTCTCGTAGTCCATAGCTTAAAGCGGGAGCGATAGTCCCGCAGTTTTGCGGCGGCTGCTTGTTTGATTATGTAGTAGCATTGCCGCCCCGCCGATATACGCGAGTAGCCGAGGCGCTGCCTCTCGCGCAATTCTTTACGGCTGTATTTCCGCACGGCTCGCCTCCTAAAACTTGTAGGCATTAACGAGCCGCTCGAGTTCCTCAAACAGAGGGGCGATAACTCGCTTGTTTTGCCTTGCGTTAATAAGCTGCTTACCGAGAGCGTAAAAGGCGGCGAGCTCGCGCTCGGTGTCTTTTGCTTGCTCTACGAGCTTTCGGGCGCTCTTTACTTCCTGGCGTGCTGCTCTCATTTCGTCGTATTCTTTTGCCGTGAGCTGCACGCTTGCCGTAACGCCTTTAGGCTTGCCTCCGCCGCGGAGGACAAATAATCGGTTGCGGGTTGCGTCCTGGGAACGGTTAAGCTCGTCCGAGAGCTCGGCAATGGTTTTCCGCTCCTTTTGGTAGCCGTTCAGTAACAGCTCGTCCTCCTCGGGAGTCCAAGCTCCCGATTTAATAGCCCTCTCGGGTGTAAATTCGTGTCCGCATTGCGGGCACTTTACGGGTTTGCACATTGTGGCACCTCCTTTATTAAATACTTACGTGTTTTTTCGTCATATTCCGCAAGGGGCAGCGTGTTTATATCTGCGACTTTCTCTTGAGTTTTTATAAACTGCTCCCAATGCTTTTTAACTAATTCAACGGTGCCGCAAGCTAACCCTGTTCGAGCGTGCGTAATGTATATAGCGTTTTCTCCCTCGAGTGGCGGAGAGTCTGTAAAAAATTCAATTCCGTTAATTGTAATTTTCTTTCCTCTCTTTGCGGCTCGCCCGTGCCTTTTGTCTTTCGTATTTACGGCTATGAAGTATTCGGCTTTGTACTCCTTGTCGTCTTTGTAGTTTTCAAAGGTACCGCAAGCGTCGTACTCGTCAAGCTCTATCATATCCGCCATACATTCGTTGTCTTTGAGGTATTTACACTCCTCGTTATAACACCATACACTCGGCATTATTAAACACCTCCCGCTCCGTCTGTGAGCTGCTTTAATGGCTGTTCGTCTGATAGCCCTTTCATCATAAGTTCGAGCTTTAACAATTCCTCGGGAGAAAGCTCCGCTCCGCTTTCTCCGTCTTTGAGATTTCCAAAAATTCGGTGCTTTTGAAAAAACGCTTGTAGCAAAGCCTCTTTTTCTTTTTCCCAAAGCCTTACATAAAAGCTAAACAAAAACTCTATTTCCGCCTTTTGAGCAGCGGTGCAGCGCACGCGTAGGCGAGTACGGCAAGCTCTGCCGCTATGGTTATATTGCAAGTGGTTGAACGCGTTTTTATCGTCCGTAACTTTATATGCGGTCTGCATTAAAATACGGTCTTGCTCTTTGCCGTGGTATTCGAGGTCGTACTCTTGTATAACCTCGTCGTCGAGGTCGTCAAGCGTCATAGCATATTTTTTAAGTAATTTATCGAGTATAGCCTGGGCTTGCTCTTTTTCGCCGCCAACGCCGCGCAAGGCAAGGGCATATAGTTTCTTGAGGCGTTCTTTTTGCTCTGTCATTCTTGCGCCTCCTCTATGTAGTCGAGTGCCTCCTCAAGAGAGGATACGGCAGAGTCGAGAGCGTCTACCGCCGCCTCTGCTCTTTCGTAGCGTTCCGAGCTTTGGAGGTTTTCAGGCATATTGTCCTTGTATTCCTCCTCCTCGTCGTGCAACATCTCGAGGCGGTCTTTTGCCTCGGAGATAATGTCGTAGAGTTCCTGCAATTCTTTTCTGCGTACCTTGTTCATAACAAAATCACTCCGTTTTATTATTTATTTGCCGTAGCTTTTCGATTTCCTCGGCGGCGGAAATTTTCGTTTAAGGTTTTTTGCCCGAGTTCTGCGCTATAAGCCATACGCCCGTTTTTGTCAAGCTCGCCCGTTTCGCCGCGCTTTAGTTCTCTATATACGGTAACGTGATTTACGCCCAGGCGAGCGGCTATGTCGTTAATTTCGGCGTTTGCTGCGTACATAGTTTCAAGCTCTTTTCTTTGGTCGTAGCTCATATAGCGGATATTCATTGTTGCGCTCCTCCTTTGTTTTATTTGTGAGTTCAACGGGAGCGGGGAGCTCCCCGCTCCCGTTGTCCCCTTATGCTAAAATCCTATAACGCGCTCGAGTTGCACCTCTGCATTGCTCTATCCTCGCCATAGGCAAAAGCCAAAATAAATAAAAAAATAAATTGCATTTGGTCGTTGCGACCTCTTGCAATTTATTGTAGAACATTTTATTGCCGTATGTATTGCAATAATTCTCTTGCAA